CCGCGCACCGGACAGCGGGTAAATTCCGATGGAAGTATCAGTGTTGATACTGTTCCACTTCACGTTTTTATTGCTTGCCTTAAACGTCTTGGGAAAGTCCGGATACTGCAAAATCAGATCCAGCACCGCATTCTGCGCACTTTCCGCGTCTTTTATGGTAAGTTTCTCTACCTCTTCCAATTACACACCTCCAACCTCAAAATGCGGCATGATGTCCTCATACCGGTCTACCGTCGTTACTTTGTATACAGAATCCAGATTGTCATGTGCCCATCCATAGGCTTCTGATTCTGGAATCTCCAAGTCGGTATGATCGCCTTTGATGAAAAAATCATCTGTCGGGTGGAACGTGATATAGTTCGACTTCTCATCGTCCGGAAGTGCATCCCACGCTTTCGGCTCCATGTATGGTTTCCCCATTTTGCCAAGGCGGGCAAAATCGATATACAGCTTCACAGCATCCGCGCTATCCATGCCGCTCTTGGTTACATTCGCGCCCTTGGTTTCCACAAGGTTCACATTCTCCAATAAGGTCAGATAACACTTTTCTTCCTCGGTATCTGGATCGCAGAAGTAGTTAAACAGCGTAACTTTGTCGTTGTAAAACAATCCAAGCCCCATCAGTGGCAACTCTCCTTCCCACATTTCGTACATTTCCAGATATGTTTCCAGACGTAATGGTTGCCGTGGGTGCGAACGTCCATGTACGCATACGGCATCATTTTGTGCTTGCAAAATAATCTCTTTAAAAACATCACATCACCCCCGCATAAAGTAATCCGGTACCGGACAGGTATTCGCATACCGTGTCGTAACACAACCGATTCTGTGCCACCTTGTCATTCAGCACCTTATCCACCAAAGTTTCATTTGTCCCAAAGCTGATCGACTGACCGCCCGAAGACATGGACTTTACATTGCCCTCCTGTGGATCATTCGCATGATTGGTTTTGAAGTCGATCTTATAGAGCAGATCTGCTAGTGCACAGGTGGCTTTCTGTATTTTCTCGTCAAACTCTTCCTTTGCAGCAGCATCAATACGCCCGTAGGTCAACTGATCCAACTTGTCAGATGCACGATCTTCCCACTTGGGGAAAAGGGATTCCTCGATAGAATCCCCATAGTATTTTTCTTTGTAGAAGTCATATGTGGTATATCCCATCAGAAATCCCCTTTCCTTATGAAAAGTCAACAAGCAGGTTCTCGTTGAGTTCCTTGATGCCGTAAATGATATCAAAAGAGATCTTGTCCTGCTTATGGTCAGAGTCGTAATCGAATACAACACGAACACCCAAGCCATCGGCAGATGCAATGTAAGCGTTCTTGTTGCCCATCGGCAGTTCAAGGTTACGTGTTACAAGTGCAAGACCATTTCTGTGGAATCCAAGAGCGTGTGCCTTGCTTACGACAAACGCGTCTGTTTCAGCTACAGTTTCCGGAATGTTCTGATCCACTTTTACAGTTCCAGCACCACCGGAAAGTGTCACATTGTCGGTAACAGTATACAGATATCCGTTAACAATCAGCTGATCTCCCTTGTTAATGGTTGCGGTTTCTGCCTTTCCAGAAGATACTGTGAACTGAGTGGCATCCTTGGTTCCTGCTACTTTGTATGAAGTAGCTGTTCCTGCCTTATCATTCTGATTTTCCGGGCAGTTCTGCGACATGAAAGTTTCGCAGGTGTAAACCTTGCCAATTTCAGACTCTTTCAAGGCAATAGAATCGCCCTTGTAGCACTGTTTTGCAAAATTGTCCAGTGTGTTGTACTGGTACAGAATAGTCGGCGGAAGGACTAATCGTCTGTCTGTACGTGGGGCTTTTGCCTGATCCAGTGCTTTACCTACGCCTGCGATATCCGTAATGGTCGGTGTCTTAGATACAGTTGCTTTCTTTCCAGCCTTAGAAATGCCTACTGCCAGAAGATCCGCATCAATCTGTTGTGCCATAGCCTGCATTGCTGGTGTTATCACCTGCTCAGAGAAGTTTTTAATGTCTAATGTCATTTCTTTAGACCCAACATTGACCGTGATATCTCTGAATCGGTCCATCTTAACGGTTACAGAACCCTCTGTAATGTCCTGCGCTTCTGTCTGTCCCGTAAAGTTCTTAGCCACAAACGTAGCCGGTTTTCGTACAGTGATGGTATCTCCAACCTTTACAAACTCGCCGGAATAATCTCTATGTACAAGATTCGCCATTGTAAGGTTGCTCTGCAGTACCATCAATGCTTCATTTGCAATAATCTGCGGTGTTAAAATTTTGTTTGCCATAATATTCCTCCTCAAAAAATTACTGATTCTGCTCACGCCACTTCTTGTACGTAGCAAAATCCATCTTATTCGGATCACCAGTAATCGGCTCGGTATGAGTACCGCTTCCCATCGGTGTAGTAAATGTTGCCTGATTCTGATCGCTCTGCCGGCTCTGCTCGTCAATAAATGCGCCTGCATCATTCTTTTTTGCTTCATCCAGCAAATCATTAAAACCGATCAGTTTCCCGTCCTTCACCGTCACGCTTGCTGCAATGTCTGCCATAACAGCTTTCTTTGCAGATTCAGAAGAAAATTTAATATCCTTGAAAGCCTTTTCCAACAAATCGTTTTTATCGCGCTCGGCAATTTTGGCATTGAAATCTTTTTCTGCCTGTTCCGCTTTTCTTTTCCACTCGTCACGATCTTTCGTGATTTCGTCAAAATCTTTGCCCTCGAACCCCTTCAAGGTGTCCTCCGCGGTATCTGCGCGCTTTTTGTAGTTGTCACGCTCGGTTTCAACTTTCGAGATCTTCTTATCAAGTTCCTGCTTGGAATACAATTCCTCACCAATACTCTTCTTGATAGATTCCTTCTGTTCGTCCGTGATATCAAACCCAATTTTTTCCAACTCGCTGATAATCTTTACCATGTCTCTTACCTCTCTCTTTCCAAGTTGTTGCTCCGGTCAGTCCGGCACAAGTGAGTTGCTATTTACTCCATAGCTGGCAAAAAACAAATAAAAAGGCACGCCCCAAACAGGACGTGCCATATCGACCATCCTATAATTTTTGTAGGGTAGCGAACGGATTCCTGCGCTCCGTCCGGTGCTTTTCACTTGTTAATACAATTTTATCATGGAATTATTAAAGATTTGTACCAATTTTGAGCATACAAAAAAGTGCCTATATTTCAAGGCACTTTCCACGATTATGAATAAAAAGGAGGTTCACAAATGGTTAGAAAACATCTGCAATATTATATTACTACATTTCCTCCGAATATTTGTGCCAATTTAAAGTGTGTTTGCATATGCCGTGGCTCTGCCGTTTGCCTTGGCTGCCTGAGGCTTTTTAAATCCGGCAACCTTTACGCGGTCGCTCTGCCGTTGCAAGTCATTCTCTGCACAGAATTCTCCATACTTCCGGTTCTGCATCCGGAGTCTGTATGCCAGCTTATCATAATCTCCACGGATGTTCTCATCATCAGGAAACGCTTTCAGCTCCTGTTCTTTCACAAGTAACTGCCGTTTTGTTTTTCGGATAGCGCGCTCCATTGCCCTTTGCTGTTGCTGAAGATCATATAGCTGCTGGCTCTCATGCACATCAATTTTGGGGTTTCCGTCTGCATCCACATATGGATTGCGCAAAGACTTATCCCACGGTTTGTGTGAGTGCCGGCAATTATATCCATGCAATCCCAGAGGATTAACCACATGTCCCTCTCCGGTCTGCGGATCTATATCATATCCGGTAGATTCGAGAAGATTCGGTGTATCCGTATCAGAACCACGAATCTTGTATATTTTTCCTTGCCACCAATCGTGAGACTGCAATCCTGTAGGGTTATTCTTGTCATGCCGTGCACCCATATGCGCGGACACCAGAACATATTCTGCCCCAGCTTCCACAATATACTTATTCGTAACCTGTGCGGCTGTCTGATTCATCGAAGTCACTATGCAACAGCGAACAGCTGCTTCCAACGATCTCCGGGAACCGGTTGGATAATCCACACGCATACCGTTTTCTGCATACCGATCCAATACCTCGCATATAGCACTACTGTAGGACTGCAACCCACTCGCCACACGAAAATCTACTTCGTTCAGAAGGTTCAGCAGATCCCGTTGCGATTGGTCTATGGTTGTGTTTGTAAGATTGCTCAACTCTCCGAATGTCTTCATCAGTTCAGCATTCATTGCAGCAATCACCATGTTATTCTGCAACGGCGGTTGTACATCTGCCAGCCCTTCAAGTACACCCTTATCGTCCGAAAATGAAGTGAGCACACTCTCTCGCAACAACCGGCGCACTTCATTCCGGCTCTTGCCTGTCAACTCCGAAATGCGTTTTACAATTTCCTGCCGGTGCAATCCCATCTGCTGAAGTTTCCACAGTTCGCGGTCTGCGGTTCCGGATAGGCTCTCGGATTCCACCAAACGCATGGCAATGTCATGTAGTATCCAATCTTCCAACTCCTGGTACATCTCTATTAACTTGTCAGATTTTCCATAAAAGTAATCTGGTGTAAGCATCTATCCTTTTCCTGCCTCTCGTTTTACCAGTTCAAGCCATTGTTTTCCGTGTGTTTCCTTCGCCCGCTCGAACCAATGGTCTGTAGTTCCAGGAGTATGTTGAAGTGGCATCCCTGTAGGGTATTTTCTCTCGCCTTTATTCGCAAAAGATCGACCGTCTTCTGTCAGATACAATTCGCCCATATACTGGTAATGTGCATATGTGGTATTCCATGCCACCTGTCCGCCATATATTCCATCTGGATAATTTGCCGATCCACGCAAGGCTCCCTGCGCCATTGGTATGTACTCGTCGCAGTCTGCAACCACCTGCATATTCAACAGTTTCTGTGCATTCCGTATATTATTATCTATTCTTTTGGTGTCTATGTGGATATCTGCGCATCCCACAGTTTGGTTATACTGCATGTCTATTCCTCGTTGAATAATCCTTTTTCTTGTGATCCGCTTGCTTCTGCAACAGCCGCCTTTGCATCTTCCTCTGAATACCCTTCGAATCTGACCAAATACTGCCACTTTGGAATATATCCGGAGTTGGCGAGTGTGAGGTTTCTCATTCTGTCCTCTTCCTCATTGTATGTAATGTCCCCGAAGTCATACTGTGGCTCATAATCACCAACCGGTGCAAGACCGTACAAATCCGCAAATACAGATTGCGCATAGAACAAATCATCAAGGCAGTCCTGCATTGCATCCCGTACGTCTTTGATGAGCTGAATAGTTCGTCTATCATCTGACTCCACCTGTGTTGCTGTTATCATTCCTGTTTTTTCATCTATAACAAAATAACCGTTTGAGAATCCACACTTTACTCCGGTAAGGGATAGCTGCTGATTGATTCCACTTTTTCTTACATCTGTATTGAGCTGAGGGTTGACTTCGTGGTATGTTTCTTCCGCGTCCATCCCGGACATTGCTCTAAAAAACTTAGGCAGCTTCACTTTTGGTCTTACAGTCACACCCTTTTCATCCCTGTATGCCGGCTTCTGTACCAACCGATCGTCCACCATTACCAATCGCCTGCTGTCGAAGATTTCTTCTGCATTCCGGCTGTATGCTATATCCAAATCTTTTAACTCCTCGATAGCATCTGCAAATGCTGATAATCCAAGCGGGCTTTTTGGATCCACATCATTTGTAGATGGCATCCGGAACAGTCCAAACAGCATCGAGTCAATCTGGTCTCCGCTCTTCTTTGTTATATGCACATCCGGCTGCAAAGCAGACCACTTTGTCATGGTCAGATCAACAGGTTTTCCAAGTTCCCCGGAATTTTCCGACACAAATGCTCTATTCGAGATGGAATAAAACGTTTTATCTGTATACTTCTCTTCATCTGTCATACGTACCTTTGCATTAAAGAATCTGTGATATTCCAGCTTAGTGTAATGCTCTTTGCCCTCTTGGTAATCATCTTGGAATACAATACCGGTTATATTGTGGTTTCCATCTAGCTCTGTGATCTCAAATCGGTCTGGCGTTACAACGTCCACACCAACACCATTCGGTTTAAGAATGACCGTTCCACATTCACACATGGTGCCAGTCCACTCCCGGATATGATCATGTACAGATTTCTCCCAGAACTGTGTCATATACTCTTTCCTTGTTCCATCAAACGTCACATCTATAGCAAGCGTAGCAAGGCGTGCGATTTCCTCACACACAAACTTTGCAAATTTAATTGTCCTGATACCCTCTTCTGGGTCTACCCAATCCGGCTCTCCTTTATAGATCAGCATCCAATTCTGTATTGCTTTCTGCATATCACCGGATGTAATACCAGTCACATGGAACTGATCCTGCATCTCTGATTGGAACATTCTACTCACTAATCCTTTAATTGCTGCTAATAATCCCATATTTCACCGCCTTATATAAGTCCTCTGTTATATCTGCGCGCTACTGTATAAATAAAATATCTGATAAGATCCATGTGGTGATCGTATTCCTTAATCACTCGATCCTCTCCTACTGCCTTTTCATCCCATGCATATGCGCCAAACTCTTTCTGTGTCTCGGTGCAGCTCTCATGTATCTGGAGCATACCGAGATTCAAATACTTCGTTACCTCTTGGATTCCATTCAACACATCATTATTTCCATCTGTGCAGGTAAACTCTCCATACTTCCGGATTGTTGCTTTCATGGCTGCGGCTGACGGATCAATGACAATGGATGTGATTGGGAAATCCCCCGCCACCTCCTGGATCATCTTGTAATATGCTTCATTATCTATGGTCACTCCGGTTTCTCTACCTGAGTAATGACCTTCCCGGAGCATCCGCACCTTTCCGCTATTCTGCAGTTCCATCAGGCCTACCGCGAATGGGTTCATAGTTCCGTAATCGATGGATAGGTAATAAGACGACTGTGAGCTATACGCATACTCTCCATGAAAGATGTTCCTTTCCTTGTCGAACATACCATAGACCAATCCTTCTGCAATCACCCATAAGCCAAGGATGAAGCGATCATAGAACACGCCGCTATACATTGCCCTATATCTTTCCTTGATCCTCTCCGACAGGGATAAATTATCATCCATTGTAAAATGAAGATAAATCAGTTTCTTTTCATCGGCCTTATCTATCCAATTAATTTTGAACCAATGGCTAGGGCTATCCGGGTTGCAGTTAAACCAGAACTTGGAACCATCCACAGAGCATCGTCCAGTTGCCTGGTTTACAAATGATTCCGGCATCAACGCCACTTCATCGAAAAACATACCAGCAAGCGTGATACCCTGAATCAGATCCTGTGACCGCTCATCCTTACCGCCGAAGATATAAAAGAAGTTGACCGTATCGCCTTTGCTGATCTCCACCATATTGTCAGATCTATGATCTGCTACCTTATAACCACGACTCCGGAGCATCAGCTTCAACCAGAACAGCACATTTCGTCGGAATGATCCGATTGTCTTTCCTGCCATGCCGAGATTCTGCATATTAAACGTAGTCATTGCCCACAAAACATAGCTTAGTGACATACACAATGTCTTTCCGGATCTGATTGCTCCATCTGCTATGATTCCGTCCTCTCCATTTACCGGGGAATCCTTGCACCACCATGTAAGTACCTGCTTCTGCTTCCTCGAAAATGGCTTAAACGCAAATCCGTTCTGCTTATACTTCTGCTTCATCCGGATGGCATTTTTCATCACATTTTCTTTTAGTTTACGCACCCGCCGGTCAAAATCTGTCCAATCAATCATCTGACCACGCTTCCTTTGCTGATTCATTCAGCGCATCCAAGAAGTTGTCCTGCTCTGGTGTATCGTCTGCACTCTCTTTAGCTTGCATCTCCAGCTTAAGCAGTTCCAGATCAAGCTTGTGCTTATCAAATTCTTTCCGGTGCTTATCCGTTGGATTCATCTCGAAGAACATCGTAAGCCAATCAATTGCCTTTTGTCTGTCTGCCAGCTTGATAGATACACCATCTTTTCCACGCTTAACCTCTTGGATAATCTGTGTATCTGTGTTCGTTGATTCTTTCAGATCAACAGTGCTAATCATATATTCAACACCTGTCTCTGGATCCTCAATCTCTTTCTGCCCGAATGACATATAGTTTCCAATATCTGCAAAAGCAATACGCATCTGTAGTTCCACAATATCGTCAGTTCCAGCAACTATCTGCTGGCGCTTGATTTCTTTCAGACGTTCTATTTCTCGGTGAATACTATCTTTCACTACCAATAGAGGTCCTTTCGCATTCGCCACTTCATAGCTGCACCCATAGGCATTCAAATAGCTTTGGGTTGCATTAAATGTCCGGCTGTAATATATGCAAAACATCTGCTGTTCCGGTGTGAGTTCATTATTCTGTAATGTTTCTTTTGTACCATCATCTATAGGCGCTACCGCCTTGGGTGCACCCTTGCCTTTTTGTGTGCACACCTTTTTACTTTTGGGTGCACCCTCTTCCCGATTCCACCCATACCGTTTCTTCCAACTCTTAACAGTGTTGATAGTGGTTCCGTACTTCTCTGCTATATCTTTGTACTTCATACCTCCCATGTAGTCCTGTTCTGCTCTCTCATAATTCTCCACTATCTCACCTCTTCTCTGCCAAATGGTACATTTCTAACCTCATACCATAATTATAAAGCAGGTTTTCAGAGGATTTGTACCAATTTAGGGCATGAAAAAAGAGAGGTTGTTTTTCCTCTC